AAATGAATGAAGATGAAATAGATATAGCTCAATTTGATGTTCCTATTGATTATTTTAATTATTCAGTTGAACAGAAACAAGCATTATGTAATAAGATAATAGATACATTATTAACTATATTTGACAGAGATTTAGACCCAACCATAAATAGAATTACGTTCCTTAATGAAGTACTCAAAAAGACCTTAAAAGAAAATGAAAAGTATGAGATGTATGAAGTTTGTTCCGTAATATCAGATTGTCTTCAACAACTTAGAATTGATTAAAGAAATTGAACAATACATTATAAAGAATTATAATGAATTGAAAAAGATTTGTATTAAAATAACCGATAATTCAGATTTTGCACAAGATTTGTTAAATGATGTATTACTTCAACTATATGAGAAGGATGACATTAAATTAAATAAACTTGATGATAATACAATAAAGTATTATATTATAAGGTGTATCACCAATAATTGGTACAGTGAAACAAGTCCATTTTATAGAAAGGTTAGGAGGGAAAGTTGTTTGTATAATGAATTAAAAGACTATACAGACATACCAGTCGAAGATAATAAAACTTTGGATGAAGATATTATGACGATTGTTGAAGAGGAATTTGGGTCTTTAGGATGGTTTCACAAGGATATATTTTCAAGGTGGATTGTACTTGGTTCACATAGAAAGGTATCAAAACAAACTAAAATACCTGTAACAAGTATTGGTACATATATTAGGGAAGCAAAAGAAACTGTTAAATTAAACGTATTTAAAAGAATTAAAGATGACGATTAATGATAGATTATATGGATGCGGATGTAAAAAACCAGTTGAGGTAATAACACCACAACCAACACCGACACCAGAAGAACCTAAAACAAATTAATTTATGACCGAAGTAAAAAAGAAGACCACAGATAAAAAAATTGGTCCTTGTAAATCTTGTAAAAATAAAAAACCAATTACAGAATTACCCCCAATTGTAGATGAAGATGTTTATGTTCCAACACTACAAGAAATAAAAAATGCATATGTTGAACTTTCAAATATGAAAGGCGTATCATTAGATAAAAGGGAAATGATAAATAAAGTGTATAGTTTTATATTCCAAGAAGAATTTGATTTTGATTGTTCTGGTTGTATGACTATACAAGGTAGAAAGTTTCACAACTATGTTGTTGAACAATTAAAAATAGAATTATAATGAGTAAAGAAATTGTACCTATTGATGAATTTGAATTAGAAAAAATAGGGGAACCAAAAGAACAAATTATTAAACATAAAGGTGGCCGTAAATCTACTGGTCCAGAATATCTACAAAGATTAAATGAAGCCTTGGAAATGATTTTATATCAAAAATTATCCCATCTTGAATTTAGAAAAATATATGCTAAAACTTATGATGTGACTGAAAAAACCGCCGATAGAGTTTGGGTACAATGTAAGCAAATTCTTAAAGAAAGATATGAACAAAAGAATGAGGAAATTATAGCTGAACAATTAAGTCGTTACCAAGATTTGTTGAATAGGGCTAGAGAAGATGGAAACAAACGTGTTGAACGTGAAACCTTATGGGATATGAGTAGAATTATGGGACTTGACCAAAGGAAGTTAGATATTACTTCTGATGGTATGCCTTTAGATATTAGAATAAACTTAAGTAATGCTCCAAGGGATTAATGGCTGCAGAAATAAATTTAACACCCAAACAATCTGATTGTTGGGAATTACTATTCGATAAAGAACATACCGAAATATTATATGGGGGTAGTGCGGGATCAGGTAAATCCTGGTTAGGTTGTTTATGGATTAGTACGTTATGTTTAAAGTATCCAGGTATTAGATGTTTAATAGGTCGTACCGTTCTTGCTCAATTGAAGACAACAACACTTAATACTTTATTTGAAACATTCAAAGCTTTAGGTATGGAGGGTGGGAAACATTATTCATATAATGCTCATTCAAACATCATTACCTTTAAGAACAAGTCTGAGATTATTTTAAAAGATTTACAAGCTCAACCGTCGGATCCCAACTTTGACAGCCTCGCTGGTCTGGAATTGTCGGCCTGTTTCGTTGATGAGGCTAGTCAGGTGGTTTCATTGGTACCAACCATTTTAAAATCACGTTTACGTTATAAGTTAGATGAATTTGGTTTAATACCAAAACTCTTTATGACTTGTAACCCTGGTCAAAATTTTTTAAAAAAGGATTTTTATATTCCTTATACACAAGGAGTATTGGACCCGCGTAAAGCATTCATTCCCGCTTTACCAACAGACAACCCACATCTTCCAGATAGTTATTTGGAAATTTTACAATCACTTCCAATTATCCAAAGAAGAAGACTTTTAGAAGGTGATTGGAATTATATGGAAGAAGATGATGCATTATTCAATTTTGATAGTATCACCAATTCTGTATTTAGAATGTCACCAAATCCGAATAATAGAAGATTTATGACTATTGACGTATCACGTTTTGGTGCGGATAGAAGTGTTGTTATGATTTGGAATGGTTTGGTATTGATTGAATGTAAGATATTTCGTAAGTTAGATACAACACAACTTGCAAAAGAAATTGAGGAGTTAATTGAAATATATCAGGTACACAGAAATAGTATTTTGGTTGACTCTGATGGCGTCGGAGGAGGGGTGGCTGATATGATTAAAGGTATAAACTTTGTCAACAATTCCAAAGCATTATTCGGTCAGAACTTTTCAAACTTAAAATCACAATGTTATGTTAAACTATCTGAAATGTTTAAGGAAGGTAAAATAAGTTTAAATTTAATAGATAATAATTTAATAGATGAATTAACACAAGAACTTCTTGCTGTTAAACTAAAAGATATAGATAAAGATAATAAAGTTGGGATACAATCAAAAGATGAAATGAAAAAGATGTTAGGTCGTTCTCCTGACTTAGGGGATGCCTTGTCTTATCGAATGTATTTTGAACTTAAGAATATAAAAAGCACTGGGCGTTACGCAATTCAATTTACGAACTATGGTTAAATTTAATTTAAAAGAAAAGGAATATATATTGAATGATTATTTGACAATTGAACAATATGTAAAAATATTCAAGGTTAAAGATTTATTTACGGACCAATATTTTGCTGCTAAGTTATTAAACCTGGTCACAGAAATTCCTTTGGAGGAAGTTATGAAATGTGATTATGAGGAAATTAATTACTTGTCATCATATATATTGACATTAATCCCATTAGAAAAGAATGTACCATTTATAGATAGATTTGAATTGGATGGGGTTGATTATGGTTTCTTTCCAAATTGGAGGGATTTAACCTTTGCTGAGTTTGTGGATATAGATACAATATCTACCAAGAAACCTGAAGAAGTTTTAAATATGTTACATATACTAGCGGCTATTATGTATCGACCAATAGACCACGAAATTAGTGAACATAACTTCTTAATTGAAGAATATGATGTAAAGACGATGGTTCCAAGGTCTGAACTGTTTAAAAAGAAATTGGATGTTAAATATATTTTAGGTGGGATGTTTTTTTTTATCAACTTCGCAAAGAAATATTCTCTCTTTTCCCAAGCATCTTCGACCCAGATGACTTGGAAGATGAAGGTCAAAATCCTATGGAAGATGAGGAAATTGATACTTCAAGCAATTTTCAAAAAGCGTACGGATGGTATATTGCAGTCAACAGAATTACTGGAAACGATTTTAACAAGCACGACCACGTCTACAAAAAAAACATAACAGAAGTGTTAAATCAGTTGTCATTTTTGATAGATTATGACAAAGAACAAATAAGACTACAAAAACAAGCTCAATCTGGATTTTAAAGATACGGTTTGAGTTTTTTTATATTTAATAATAACTAATGTACAACTATAAACAAATTTTAACGGATTTTTCTTCTATCGCGTATCATCACGAACAGATACGTTCCTTTGGGTTTGGTGATTTAAAACAAATTACCAATGATATTGAGACCAAAAAGGAACCAGAATATGTACGTATGTATGTAATTCCAGGTCAAAGTGAGTTTAATCAAAATCACCTACATTATCATTTTTCCATTATTATTATGGATAAAGTGGAGGAAGACCTATCCAATTTAAAGGATGTTATGTCTGATACTTTAGAAATATGTAAAGATATTTGGACAGTATTAATCCAATCTTATACTGAACAATCTGGTAATTTTAGTTGGTATATCATACCTGACCAAGAACCTGAGGTTGTTCCTTTTACAGAAAGATTTGAAACAATAGTTGGAGGTTTTACAATGAATATTGCAATAGCATTACCATTTGATTATAATAGTTGTACACCACCAGTTAAATTTGGTTATGGTTTCCCACAAGACCAAACATTTGAAAGTTATAGAGTTGTTCTTGATGACTTTCAAACATTTGCAGATTTACACGAACAAATTAATTCTTATGGATTTGGGGATATAGAACAAGTAACTAATGATATAATTACAAAAGAGGAACCAAAATATCCTCGTATGTATGTTACACCACACGATAGTCAATTTCATACAGGTCATATACATATTAGTTGGAAAATATTATTCCTTGATAAACTTGAGGATGATTTATCAAATCAACAAGATGTATTAAATGACACAATGGAAATGGCAAAAGACCTTTTCAGCAAAATGTATCTCTCCGAATATGAAGCTGATTGGGACGCAAAGAGTGAACCATTTCTTGAGGAATTTGAAAGTACACTTTGTGGTTGGGTTCTACATATTAGTATGACACAGAAATTTGATTATAACAGATGTGTATTACCAATAACATCTTTTGCTAAAGGTGTTACTTGGGAAGAATTACAACAAATGTGGAAAGATGTTTCACAACAGTGGGATGATGTAAAAAAAATTAATTAATATGAAAATTAAATTAGAAATATTTTGGAAAGTTCCAAATTTGAACAAACCGAGAAAGATAGATGCACCAGATGGTTTTATGGATGCAGATAATAAACAGATTTTACTTAAACCATTAGAAGAACAATACAACGATAGAATTGTTTCTTATAGAATAATTTTTGAAAAAGAATAATAATGTCAAATTTATCCAATCAATACGTATCTCAATCGTACCAATCAGTATTAAACATTGGTACAACTCGTGGAGCATCTTTAACTTCAAACCCACAACCAGTTACTGATGGTTATGGAGTTGTTTCACCTTTATTATTAAGTACAAGTGAAATTATTGTATCAGGTTCAATCGTTCCATTAACATCTGGTTCTGTGGATTTAGGTTCAGCTGAAAAACCATTTAGACATATATACGCAAGTTCTGGTTCAATTTATTTAGATGACCATCAAGTTATGTCATTAACAAATGATGGGAATGATACAAAACTTGCATCCCCCCCATCAGGTGCTTTAAACTTCGTTAATAATGTTGTGTTTAAAAGTGACCAAGGTGATGGTTATTTGTATGGTGGTAGATTTACATTATTAGGTAGTGGTCCACATGATTTAACACAAACTCAATATAAAGGTAATGTCAATTATAATCAAACAAATAAAACATTAATATTTGAAAATAAAATTATTGACTCAAATGCTGAACCAATACCTGGCACTGGTTCAATTCAGTTTGGTATTGAAAATAGTAATTTATTAACTTATTTAACAGATAGTGATTATTTATTAGTCGGTGATGGTGCATCAACATATGGTGTTACATTTTTTGATTTTGATAATGTTTCTGACCCAACAATTGATTTTAATGTTGTAAGTGATGGTAAAAAAACAATCATTCATCAAGATAAAGATTATATCAATTTAAATATAAATTCAGTAGTTGGTGATAGTGAAACAACAGTAGGTTCAGTTTCATTAGCAAGTGGTTCAGTTTCAATTATTGGTAATACATCTGTAACAGGTTCAGTAGACATTACAGGTAACTATTATATCAATGGTGTTCCATTTAGTGGTGGTTCTGGTTCTTCAGGAACGTCA